TCTGCTTGACGTGTATAACTTGGAGTCATATTGTTCATCTCAAGTATATTGTCTCGCATAGACTGGTTCCTCTTTTCGAGATTGAGGATCCTAGTGAAGCTATTGGTGATGGTAGCGGTATAATAAGCAAACGGATTGGAACTTTTAGACTCGTCAAATTGTAGACCTACTTGACTTAACTGCAATAGTGCCTGACTACGCATCTCGTCGTTGTAAGTGTAACCTCTCCAATTACCTCGAGTACCGTAGCGTTCACAAAGCTTGATGAACATCTTGGCAAGCTCGTTTGTCATCTTGCCATCGTCCTTTGAGAAGTGTCCGTTCTCAAGACCGCCGACCCAGTGACTCTTACCTACGCAGAACGGCGTATTGTCCTCAGCTAGCTTGAAGTGCTGGAACGGAGGGAAGTTCACTTTAGCGTGATGGTCACTCTTGCTCTTTGGCGTTTTCTTTCTACCAGGTGCAAGCGGTATGTGCTCAAATGTCATGACCCTAAACACAATGTCAGTGTTTGGAATCTTCTTAGGGTCAACCTTGAACTCGTCGATTTTGACCTTTGGATTCAGCTTCACTTCTCGCTCCCACTCAACACGAGCAAGCCTGTCTGACCTGTTCCTTCGAGCCTCTGCAATTGTGTTGCGGTTGATCTTCTCTACTGAGGATACGATCATGTCATAGTTGGCATCTTCGGTCTCTAGAAAGCTACAGTAGCTAGCTTTACTCTTGTGGATCTCTCTTAAGAGGTCCCTGTTGTTCAAATAATTCACGCGCACAGCCATTATGTAGCTTTCCTTTGTTGTGCTAGCTTCTGTTGCGCTAGCTTCATGTTTACTTTTGCATCCTCAGATTTCGATTTACCGATACTTGATGCACTAATTTTCTGACGATGATCAGGGCTCAATGGTTTGCCCTTCTTGGCAGCACTCATCTTTGCCTTTGCCTCATCAGAAAATTTGTATCCTAGTTTTGATTTGCGAATATTTTCGCAGCGTTCAGCAGTGAACTGAGTACCTTGCATTGTTGCAGCTTGCTTTGCGCAAGACTCGGGGCTTCGTTTCTTTCCAAGTTTAGCAAGCCGCATCTTCTCTCGGGTTGATTCTGAGATGTTGCGGGTCCCGACACCGCCATCGTTCAGGTTGTATAGTATCCCGGTTCTGTTGTCTTTGCGACCAAACAACTTGATAAGCAGTTCTTCGTACTTGTATGCTTCTAGATCGTTGAGTCCATCTGCCAGGATAACAATTCGGCGTAGATCAGTTGGTCGTTTTGCAACAGCCGCTCTTCGCTTAACAAAAGCTCTATTGCCAGAGCCTTTTCCTATGTAGTAAGGGGTCATGTCTTCCCTAAGGAATGCATAGACATAGTAATGGTTCAAGTCTGTCTCCAATTAAGTTAGTACATTATATTGCCGATAAATACATTTGGACAATATTCCTGGATCGCACATGGCAAACTATACTGCACGGCAGCAACAAATACTTGAGAAACTCGGCAAATCTATGGGTTTCGCACTCACGGAACTGACGGATGTAAGCTTCAAAGCAGACATTCCAGTCAATGTTACTTATCAGAATGAACGTGGCAAGTACACTAGGCAAACCTTTGATCAACTTGGCGGAATACTCAACAACACTGAGATGTCCGCACTCAAGTCGTTGAACGCAGAAAGCAACAGTCAGTTCAGTTCTGCGTTCTTAGCAGCTAAGGCCCTATTCGGCAGAGCGCTAACGGCTAGAGCAACAGACTTTGCAAGCACGGTATCGAGGGGCACTGGCACAGGGTTGCCTGGCATCAACAACGTGTTTGATCCGAAGCAAGCAAGGCTTGCATCGTCGGGACTAGGCACGTTTACAACCAATCAAACAGTTGCGCCGACTACTGTATCCTTCACAGGACAAGACAACGAAGACCGTGTGCGAATATCAGACCCTACGGGCATATTCATCAATGCTGCTAATCCGGTGTTGAAGCCACTTGCTGAGGTTGGGTTTGTGTTGTTCCCATACACACCAAGCATAACGATGAATCATTCGGCAAATTATGACACAGTCAATTTGACGCACACTGACTACACCTATCCGTTCTATCAGAACAGCCCGACATCGACTATTACTATCAACGCAACATTCAGCGCAAAGGACCCACAGTCAGCAGCATACGTCCTGGCAGTTCAGCATTTCTTCCGCTCAGTTACGAAGATGTTCTACGGCAAAGATCCGGAGGCAGGCACTCCTCCGCCGGTTCTAAGACTCGATGGTCATGGTGAGTATCAATTTAGCTCTATACCTGTTGTCGTAACGGACTTTGCAATCTCACTACCTACAGACGTAGACTACATCTCAACTGCAACTTCGAGTAATGCCGCAGACACAAACGCCTGGAGTTACCTTGCTAATCCATCATCGACACCTTCATCCTCAACTAAGGTAACCAGGGTTCCTGTACTGCAAGATTTTAGCATTACGCTAATGCCGTTGTATTCGAGGAAGAGTATTAGTCGAGATTTTGGTCTACGCGACTTTGCGGCAGGTAAGTTACTAGGAGTGAAGAACGGTAGAGGAGGATTTATCTGATGGCGCAGTACACACAGTCTAGTCCGTATCTAACAACGGATGTCATAGCAAAAAGCTATCTCGGCTTCATGAACTATCGGGCAATTCCAAAGGCCGCAGATGATGTGCAATACACAATCAGCACTGTTCATGCTTTGCGCCCTGACATACTTGCATATGACTTGTATGGTGACGCTGGCTTGTGGTGGGTATTTGCTGCTCGCAACCCCAACACAATTGAAGATCCCATCTTCGATTTTCAAGCTGGCAGGGTTATCTATCTTCCTAAGCTAGCGAACTTGAAAGAGGCACTAGGTATCTGATGGCAATTGACCCGAACCAGATCTCAACTACAAATCTTGTCCCAGTTACAAAGAACACGAGTCTAGGAACATCCTTAGACGACGTAGTTCTTGTATCGGATTCGTATGCTGCTGGTGGCGCAGTTACAAATGTTGTCACTAACAACAATGTTGTCCTCGGTGATGACTCACCGATTAATAGACCAACGATCAAACAGAGAGCCAATAAGCTGCATGACTATGTGAACTGGACATATCAAGTTGGTTGGTACATGCTCGACATTAGTGCCTTCAACTCGTTTGTGTCTGGGGCAAATGCTGGCAAAGACAGTGATGCACTTCGAGCACATCCTATTTTCAAGTCAGGCGGTATTAAAGAAACAAGTACCACTAATGGTTTAGATTTTGACCTAGGTTTGAGAAGCTTAAATCTAGGTGGAGTCATAGGAAATAACAGGCTCTCGCCAAATGCAAACCAGTATAACATTGAGATGGAGATAGTCGAGCCGTACGGGGTTAGTTTGTTAACTAAGCTTCGTGTTCTGGCAAATAGTGCCCAGGGAGAGAATAGAGAGTATCAGGTGCCGTACCTCATTGATCTTAGATGGGTAGGGTATGATGACAATGGAAAGATAGTAACAAATATTCCGGATACTGGGCCTAAGCTTATAGCTTGTTTGGTCACAAACATTTCGTTCAACATAACCTCAGCAGGTACAATCTACAAAATTACTTTTGCTCCTTATACACAGTTACCGTTGTCTAATACCTATGGCGTGATTCGAACAGACACTCGCTTGTATGGAGGAACACTTGATGAAGTATTGAAGTCAGGCGAAGAGAGTCTGAAGGCAAAGCTTAACGCAGTGGGGCAAAACGATAAGAACGAAGGCCGATGCGAGTTCCCAGATACCTATGACTTTGAAATCATCAGTTACACAGACAATGGTTCTACACGAACTCCAGATAACAAGCTAGCATCTGCTCCTCTAACTTTCCCAGTTGATGGCGGTCAAGCTACATCAGAAGCTCAGAAAGATACTGAAAAGCCAGATCCGACAAAGCAATTCTGGCCATACACTGCTTCTAGTAACGTCAAAGACATTATTACTGACCTTGCTAAGAATAGCAAATACTTCCAGGATCTAATCCAGGACCCGGTATCTCCAGAGGATGCAACGATGGAATCACGTGATGCTGCATCAGCAACAAATCGAAACATTGCAGCACAGAACGCACAAAAAGCAATGCAGCTTATTAAGGTCATACCTATGATCAAGAATATAGGAAAGTATGACTCCATTAGGGGCGTTTTCCAGAAGGACATTGTGTACAAAGTTGTTCCATTCTTCTTGTACGGACAAGTCAATCCTAGGACTGGTCAGGCAAAGGTAGCATCAAGAGGATTCGTTAAGGAGTACAACTGGATCTTTACAGGTAAGAACCAGGACGTCTTTAATGTAGATCTGACGTATGATCTGCTATACGTTAGGTTGTTCCAAACTGCTCCGGGAGCAAAGGGTTTAGCAGATAACTCGTACATGACAGAGACATCCACTAAGAAACTTTTGCAAGCTAAGCCAGGTGGCCAGGCAGCAACCTATGTGACATTGGCAGGTGACGTTAATGCTCGAACTAACAAAGGCGACAAGCCTAATGCTATTCAAGAATACTTTGAGCAGCAATTAAATCCATCTTATGGTAGCGATATGTTTAAGCTGAACCTAGACATTATTGGTGATCCAGATTGGATACCTCAGGATAGGTCTATGCTTCCGGTTGGTATATCAGTAGATGCAAACAACAATGGATATGTAGATGGTAGCTATGCAAAAGGCATATCAATGGATGTTGATGGAGTTTATGTAAACATCAACTTTCGAACACCAGTAGACTATGATGACAAAACAGGACTGTTGACACTAAGTGCGAACTCGGCATTAATCTCGGGGTTCTATCAAGTCATTACTGTAGACAGTCAGTTTGAAGGCGGCAAGTTTACCCAAAAACTAGGTCTTGTTCGAGTACCATCTCAGGAAAAGAACGAAGTCAAAGGCATACCAGCAGGATCGGCACAATCGTCTGTTAACTTAACGCCAGTTCCTGCACTAAACAACAATGCGGTATCTGTAGCAAGAGCTACGAACTCATTAAGAGATGATACTGCTTAAGGGAGTATTATGGCGTTAGTTCATACTAAAGCAGAGAACAGAGAATTTAGGTCGGGTCTAAGGATTGCCCCGGGTACCTACACCGCTGTCGTCATGAATAACAAGGACATGCGATATGCAGGCCGACTTGAAGTTTGGGTAACAAGCTTTGGTGGTGCGCCAAGCGATCCCATGACATGGAAGACCGTGAGCTATGCAAACCCATTCTATGGAATTACACCGTTTTCATCTAACAAGAAGATCCTAAGTGACGATGGCTCGTTAGATTCGGCAAAGGCTGTTACAGGAAGCGTAGGGCAGGATAAGAAGGCACCAGGTAAGGACAGCAAAGAAGAAGAGATCAAATCTTATGGTATGTGGGTACAGCCACCAGAAGTTGGTACTCGTGTACTTGTTACGTTCACTGAGGGCGATGATTCTCGTGGATTTTGGTTTGCAGTTATCCCTGAAATTGCGCACGGAATGGTGCCTGCAATTGCAAAGGGCGAGAGCGGTAAACCAGAGCTCGAGTTTGATCCATCTGTCTCAGAGACTTTTAACGAAGCAGATCTACACAAGGTTAAGCGCGATGAATACAAGGATGAAGTTAAGAAGTTTGAAACACAAGGCTTACAGGACGATGAATTCCGCGGCTTTGTGACGTCTAGCTCGTTCCGCGAGAGCCCGAGCAAGGTCATGGGATTTAATACCCCATCTGGGCACTCACTTGTTATGGACGACGGCGATAAGGATAGCAAGAGCAAACTTGTCCGTATTCGTACTGCTAGTGGTAACCAGATTACAATGAATGATGACACAGGTATGATCTACGTTATCAACTCTCAAGGTACTGGTTGGCTAGAGCTTAGCCCAAGTGGGCACTTAGATGTCTATGGAGAGGCTGGCATCAATCTAGCAACGAAGAAGGACATCAACCTTCATGCTGACAACGACATCAATATCCACGCCGGCAACAACCTAAAGATGGTTGCTATGAAGGGCGCAAAGCTACAGGGCACAGAAGAGCTACAGCTTCACGGCAAGAAGACAATGATCGAAGGTGTTGACGGAGTTCACATACATTCATGTACTGAGATCATCGTTACTTCGTTCAAAGACATCCATATGAAGGCTTTCCAGAATTTTGTTCTTCAAGGCAAGTGTTGGCGTTGGAACTCAGGTAATGCTAAAGAGGCAGAACAAGTGCCGCCAGAAAAGCCAACCAAGGTTAGTGATTACGATACCACAGTTAAGCGAGCACCAAACCATGAGCCGTACAAAGAGCACGACAATGGTAAAGGCGGCGGAAGCCCGGGCGGAGCAGGTGGCGGAGTTGGTGGCGGAGTTGGCGGCGGATCTCCGTTGCCTATCCCTGGAATGGGAAATATGCCTGACATGGGTTCATTTGCCGGCGGCAAGGGTCTAGGTGGTATCCCAGGCATTGGATCAATTCCAGGAATCTCAACTATTGCATCTGGTTCTAACGGATTGCCATCGCTAGCTAATGCGGCCAAGATTTTTGGTGGTGATAAGCAGGAGACGGTAACTAAGTCTGCCACACCTGGTACCTCTGTATCTGAGGGTGCCAAGGGAATGCCTGCAATGCCAGACTTTATGTCAGGCTTAGGTGCTTTGGCCGGCGGATTAGACCCGATGGCAATGGCATCTCAAGTTCTAAACAGCATTGCAGGCATGGCACCAGCTTCAAGCATTCCTGCAGGAGCAGGTGGTGGCCAGGCAGGATTTGCAACAGGTGACAATTGTCCTCGCCCAGGTGGCTTTGGTGGTGCACCGGGACAGCAAGGTTCTGGAGTCCCTGACAACTTAGATACATCACTAGGACAGACCCCAGAAGACAGGCAGAAAGTGTATGATGATCTTCGTGCCCAGGGATTGACACATGAACAAGCTATTGGTGCTATGGCTAACATGAATAGAGAGTCTAGCTTCAGGCCAGGTGCAGTTAACCCTAACGATCCAGGAGGCAGTTATGGTCTCTTCCAGTTTAACGGAGATAGAGCGTCGTCAATGACATCAAATGTTCCTGACTGGCAAACAAACTCAACTGGTCAGATTCAGCACATGTTTAGTAAAGATGGTCCAGGTGTTGCATACAAGAACTCTAACTTCCAGGATAGCTTAACCGCAGCAAACTACTTCACTAATAGGGTTGAAGTACCTGCTGCTCGTGCAAGCTACACTGCACCAGGTGGATACAATTCACGAATTGTAGGTGAGCTAGAGTCGTCCATTATAAGGAGGCCATAAATATCTCATGTCAATCTACAGAGGATACAGCACAGTAAACGGTACAGTGAACGGTAAGGTACGCCTTACTGACGCTGAGCTCATTAAGCAAGATCTCATAAACCACTTCCATATCCGTCGTGGTGAGAAGTTGATGAACCCTGACTTCGGTACGATTATTTGGGATAGCTTGTTTGAGCCGTTCACTGAACAGCTTAAGGCGCAGATAGTTGAAGACGTGACTAGAGTTGCAAACTATGATCCTAGGTTGCAAGTTGAGTCAATCCTAGTTGATCAGTACGACAATGGGTTGCTTCTGGAACTTCGACTCATCTATGCCAACACAAACGAAGTTGAAACTTTGAAGTTCAGGTTTGACAAGTCTGCTCGTTAGCGTTACTATAACGTATGGCTAAGAGATGGAAAGCAGGCGGCATCCCCTTTTATTGGAATGCAGCCACAGACACAGTGCGGGTATGCTTGGTTACGTCCACTAACGAAATGTTTGGTGGACCTGATCCGCAAATCGCTAAAGGCGAAGCAGAAAAGGGAGAACTCCCTGAAGACACTGCAATGAGGGAGATGTCTGAGGAAACCGGCATCAATCCAAACAATGTCATTGCCTCAGTTAAACTAGGCAAGATTGAGAAGAAGAGCTATACGCTATTTGTGTTTGGTTATGACGTGCTACATGAAGTCCCCTGCATTCCAAATTGGGAAGCGGTTGGACATTGGTACGACATTAAGGAAGCAGCTAAGCTGATCCGAGGTGATCAGCAAGTTATGCTCAATGCTCTAATGGCGGAGCTTAAAGTAACTTGATCTGGGTCTATGTTGCTATTGCTAGTGTTCTTTGGTGGGGCCTTCTCCTAGGGCTCTCAGCCTTTGTTGATCATATCAAACACATAGGCTTGCACGCCGTAAACAACTGATTCGTTATCTGTTGCTATTTTGTTGGGTATAAATACTTCAACAAAAGGTAGCAGAATCCATGTCAGTAACCACTCGCCAATCCAACCTATTCGCTGCTGAAGACTGGAAGAAGATATACACTACCTTCCGCTCAGCAGACTTCCAAAGCTATGACTTTGAGACCTTGCGCAAAAGCATGGTTGATTACCTAAGAGCATATTACCCTGAGGACTTCAATGACTTTGTTGAAAGCTCAGAGTTCATTGCACTCATCGACCTCATAAGCTTTATGGGGCAGGGGCTTGCATTCCGCTCAGATCTAAACGCAAGAGAGAACTTCCTTGAGACTGCTGAAAGGCGAGACAGCGTCTATAGGTTGGCGAAGCTACTTGGTTACAGCCCAAACAGAAACAAAGCAGCAAACGGCATACTAAAGATCAACAGCATTACAACCTCTGAGGTTGTGCGCGACAGCTCTGGTAGGAACCTTTCGAACGTTCCTATATCGTGGGATGATCCTACAAACGTTGATTGGTTTGAGCAGTTTACGGCAGTTATGAATGCTGCAATGCAGCCAGGCCAGCGTGTAGGCAAGCCGGCAAGTTCAACAACAATTGGCAATATCCAGCATGACTTGTACCAGTTCCGCCTGCGAGAAAATATTGTACCGGTGTTCCCATTCTCAGCAAATGTCGACGGAACAAGCTACTCGTTTGAGATATACAATGCAGCGCTTGACAGCGAAGATGGACTAACAGAAGCTAGCCCAAAGCCAAGCGATAGCTTAGGTTTCTTGTACAGAAACGATGGTCGCGGCAACGGGTCAGTCAACACTGGATTCTTCCTTGCATTCAAGCAGGGCTCTCTCACAAACCTAGACTTCACAATTAATGAGACTCTGGCAAACCGCCTTGTTGGCTTGAACCTGAACAACATTAACAACAGCGACGTATGGCTTTTTAAGACTAACGATGTTGGTGTGTACGAAGCAGAGTGGACTAAGGTCGACGCTATGCGAAGCAGCAACGTCATCTATAACGACATTGCACAAACTGACAGGCAGATTTACTCAATCACATCACGTGCAAATGACCAGGTAGACTTAGTGTTTGGTGATGGTGTCTTTGCAGACATTCCAGTCGGGACATTCCGTGCGGTTGTCCGCATTAGCAATGGCCTAACTTATAGCATCAACCCTCAGGAAATGCGAGCAGTTGCCCTCACTATTCCGTACATTAGTCGTAGCGGTAAGATTGAATCTATACAAATTAAGGCGAGCTTGCAATACACAGTAAGCAATGCAGTTGAGCGAGAGTCAATCAACGACGTCAAGAAGAACGCACCTCTCTACAACTATACCCAGAACAGAATGGTCAACGGTGAAGACTACAATACCCTTCCGTTTGCTAAATTCACGGACATTGCAAAGGTCAAAGCTGTCAATAGAACAGCAAGCGGCTTAAGTCGTTACCTAGATATCACTGACCCAACGGCAAAATACAGTTCAACAAACTTCTTTGGTGATGATGGGTTCATCTATAGAGAGAACGCAACTGTTACTAGCTCTTTCACTTGGGATAATGTGTCAGACATCCAGCGTTTCATTCGAGGCAGCTTGTCTGAGATGATCAAGAGCAGAGAGAGCAAGAACTTGTTCTACGGAGCATTTAGTAGTTACTCGCTAACTGACTTAACATGGTACCGTGAAACCTCAGAGGTAGATGCAAGCTCAGGATACTTTGCTTATGCAGAGACAGATGAAGAGACTGGCGAGGTTACATACACCCCTGTCTCGGTTGGTTCTACTGTGGGGGATAACAAGAAGTTCCTAAGGGTTAGCTGTCTTGCAAAGTTTGAAGCTCCTGCAGGATCGTATTTCGACATTGATAGAAGCTTGAAGACAGGTTCTCCGACGGCACAAGGTCAGACTGAAACAATTTGGGCAACTATTGTTGTCCTAGTTGATGATGGTACAGCAACCGGCAACGGTGTCCTGACCACTGGGCTTGGTGCAGTCATTCTGAGCGAGAACATTCCAACAGGTGCAGTGGTGACTGAAGTGTATTCACCTTACACAGTTGAAATCAGCGCTGCGATGGAGCAGTCAATCCTAACACAGATTCAGAACAATTCCGACTTTGGTATCCGCTATGATGTTGACACACAGGACTGGGCAGTGATTACTGGCTCAAACCTAATAGGTGTAGGCACAGACAT